CAAGTTAATATCAAAGTTCAGGGTGGAAGTATCACAAGTGCTACAGTTACTAATGGTGGAAGTGGATATACTTATGGAATTGTTCAGTATGAAGGTGGTACATTAATACCAATTATTCCTCCATCTAAGGGGCATGGTTATGACATCTATAAAGAATTAGGTGCGGAAAAAGTATTGATGTATGCCAGATTTGATGATTCTACCAGAGACTTTCCTATAGATACTACATTTTCTCAAGTCGGAGTCATCAAGAATCCCGAAACATATGCTGGGGCTGGCACAACATTTACCGGAGACACTTTCTCATCTCTTGGTGCAATAATGTTAAATGATGCATATTCTGGAACACCTGTTATTGGTTCTGTTATAACTCAAGTTACCAATAATGCTGGTGATACTGCCAAAGCTTATGTTGCATCATATGATAAAGAAACAAAAGTATTGAAATATTATCAAGATAGATCTTTATATTTGAATCAAACTACTGGAGATCATACTGGATCATCAGATGTTGCTAGCAGAGCAAAGGTTGTTTCTTTTGTATCAAGTTCTAGCAATTCAAATGAGATAAATGTATCTGGAATTGGTGCAACAATGAATGTGAATCAGAATCAAAATTATGTGATGAAAAATAATAAAAAAATTGATTTGGGAGTTACTTTTACAGGAGGACTTGCAAATCCTGAGATAAATAAAAAGACGGGCGACATAATTTATATTGATAATAGACCCTCTGTAACTCGTGATAGCAGACAAAAAGAAGACGTTAAAATCATCCTGGAATTCTAAAAAAGATGGCACAAAAAACAAACTTAAACATCAGTCCATATTATGATGACTTTGATGCAGGTAAAAACTTTTATAGAGTTTTATTCAAACCAGGATTTCCAGTTCAAGCAAGAGAACTGACAACTTTACAGTCAATTCTCCAAAATCAAGTAGAATCTTTTGGAAATAATATTTTCAAAGAAGGTTCTATGGTTCTTCCTGGAGCTGCAACCTTTGATAATCAATTTTCTGCAGTAAAACTAAACGCAGTTAATCTTGGTGTTGATGTTTCTGTTTATATTCAAAGTTTTGTTGGAAAGACAATTACCGGACAAACTTCTGGAGTAACTGCAAGTATTCAAAAAGTTGCTTTTACATCAGAAAGTGATTCTGTTACAGATTTGACAATATATGTCAATTATAAGAATTCTGGAGATGATTCTACTTCAGATGTATTCTTGGATGGTGAGTCACTGTCTGCCAGTGAAAATGTAACTTATGGCAATACTACCATTAATGCAGGAACTCCATTTGCATCATTGATTGCGGATGATGCAACTTCAATAGGATCCGCAGTTTCAATAGATAACGGAGTTTATTTTGTCAGAGGAACATTTGTAAATGTATCAAAGCAGACAATAATTTTAGATTATTATACAAACACTCCAACATATAGAATTGGTTTGAGAGTGGATGAATTGTTGGTTGGTCCTAAAGATGACGAATCATTATATGATAATGCAAAGGGATTTACTAATTTTGCAGCACCAGGTGCAGATAGATTAAAAATTTCTTTGACTTTAACAAAGAAACCAATTAACGATTTAAGTGATGCAAACTTCATAGAAATTCTTCGTGTTGAAGATGGTGCTATTAAGAAAGTCGTAGACAAATCTGTCTATAATATAATCAGAGATTATATAGCAGAAAGAACTTATGATGAATCTGGAAGTTATGCAGTAGACGAATTTGATCTTAATATTTTAGAGTGTTTAAATGATAGATTGGGTAATGATGGGATTTACCTTGATACAGAGGTTACAGAACAAGGAAACGATCCTTCAGATGATTTAATGTGCGTCCAGGTATCTCCTGGAAAAGCATATGTAAAGGGATATGATGTAGAAGTAGATGTTGCAAATACAATTGATGTAGAAAAACCAAGAGATACTGAAACTATTGAATCAGCAAATATTCCATATGAAATGGGACATTTGTTGAGAGTAAATAACGTCGATGGTGCTCCCAAAGAAAATGAAATTGTGACCTTAAAATCGCAATTTAAAGGTGATGGAGTTCCTCCTGTTATTGGACAGGCTAGAGTTTATGGATTCAATCTTACTGATGCTGCATACACTGGAGCATCGACTCAGTGGGATTTGTATCTTTATGACATCCAAACGCAAACTGACTTAACACTCAATACTAGCACATCACTGGCACAATCATCTTTTGTTAAGGGTAAGAGTAGTGGTGCTAGTGGATATGTTGTAGATGCAACCAGCAACTCTACTAGTGTTTCTTTGAATCAAACTTCTGGAACATTTTTCAATGGAGAGCAACTGAATATTAATGGTGTAGACACATCAATCGTTGCAAGTGCTGTAACTGCATATGGAACTAGAGATATTAAATCTGTAGAACAGAGTGGTTTTACAGGATATCCGAATTTTGGTGCAGACAGTGTTTTAAGTAGAAGAAAGTTTTCGAACGGAATCACTGAAGGAAAGATCAGTGGAGGAAACACTTTAAAGAGTGCGGGTAAGTTATTCTCGGGAGTTAAGGTAGGAGATATTGTAAGATATCAAACTGGAACTGGTGACGAAAAATTTAATAAAGTAACTGCAGTTTCTACAGATCTATCTTCTCTTACCATAGCCACTCCAGGTTCAGTGGCAGGGGTATTTGATGGTACTGTGACTAATACTCCAACAAATACAACTTACAGTATTGAGTTGGGAATTCCAGAATTAAGGAATAATGAAAATGCATTTTTATATGCAGTTCTTCCAGAACAAAATATTTCATCTGTAAATCTTGCAGATTCCCAACTTTTAATTAGTAAGCAACTTGCAAAAACTATTTCTGCAACTACAATTACATTAGATGCTACAGATTTATCATCAGTGGGAATATCCACTGGTTTATTTGAATCTTTTGATCAGGAGAGATATTCTGTTCATTATTCTTCAGGAAATGGCATCGGTGCCATTACATCAGATGCATTTAAATTGACTGGTGGTGGAAGTAGTGCAGAGATTTCTGGATTGAATGCTAGTGGTGGAAATAGTATCGTAAATGTAACTCTTAAGAAGAGTGATATTCGTAGCAAAACGAAGGAATATACTAGAAGTACAGTAAAAAATATAAATCTTTCAAAATTGACTCAATCAGGGTCAACTCCAGAGTCTACTTTGAATGATGGATTAACATACAATCAGTATTATGGTCTTAGAGTTCAAGATGACCAAATTTCTTTAGGATATCCTGATGTAGTTAAAGTTCTGGCAGTATATGAGTCTACCAGTAATAATGATCCTGTTCTGACTAGAGTACAGTTTCCAGCACTGTCAAACGTCGATAATGATGCTGTTATTGGTGAGGATATTGTTGGTTCGGATAGTGGAGCAATTGCTAGAGTAGTAACCAAACCACAAACCAATAATTTGGGTATAGTTTATTTGAATTCTGAACAGTTCTCTTTGGGAGAAACTGTAACATTTAAAGAATCCAATATTGTATCAAATATTCAAGTAATAACAATTGGACAATATAAAGACCTTACTAATAACTATAATTTAGATAAGGGTCAGAAAGATGAATTTTATGATTATTCACGTCTTGTGAGGACTGGATCTCTGACTCCAGAAAAGAGACTGTTGGTAGTATTTGATCACTATACTGTTCCATCATCCGATGATGGTGATGTGTTTACGGTATTAAGTTATGATGCTGCTAGATTCTCTAAAGATATTCCAGAAATTGGACCTAATCAGGTTAGAGCTTCTGATACTTTAGACTTTAGACCAAGAGTTGCGGATAATCCAGGAACATCAGCATCTCCATTTGCATTTAGTTCTAGAAATTTCTCTACTGCTATAAATTACAACTTAAAGGCAGGAGAAAGTTCTTTACTTGGATATGATTTCTACTTACCTAGAATTGATAGAGTTTATCTAGACAAGTTCTCTGGTATTATTGTAACCAAAGGAATTTCATCACTAAATCCAAATCCACCAGAAAATGCTAGTGATGATTTGATGCAAATTGCAGAAATTTCACTTCCTGCATATTTGTATAATGTCGATGATGCAGAAATAACTCTCATCGATAATAGAAGATATACAATGAGAGATATTGGTACTCTCGAAGATAGGGTAGAAAATCTAGAAAGAGTTACATCACTTTCTCTTCTGGAAATTAATACCGAAGCACTTAGAATTGAAGATGCTGATGGAAATAATAGGTTTAAGTCTGGTTTCTTTGTTGATGATTTTGCAGATAGAACTTTATTGGATGGAGACCTAACTTCAGCAGACACTGACTCTAATCAGTTAACTCCAAGAAAATTAAGTAATAGTGCAACCCTTATTCCACTCCCCTTAACAGAGGGAGTTGATTTGAATACTGATTATACTCTTTTAGATCCCAATGTACAAAAAACTGGCAATATAATTACACTCAAGTATAATAGTGTAGATTGGATTTCTCAAGAGTTAGCTACTCGTGTAGAAAATGTCAATCCTTTCCATGTAATTGATTATAATGGACAAATACAACTTAATCCACCATCTTGGAGTTGGACTAGAACAGTTTATTTGCCCGAAAGAACTGACAGAAGAACCGTAAGAAGAACTGTTGGGGAATTTAGAGGACGCAATAGGACAATAACATCGAGATCAACTACAAGAAGTGATGTTATAATTTCATCAGAAAATGAAAAATATATCTGGACAAGAAATGTCACTTTTACTGGAACTCTTCTAAAACCATTTACCAGACATTATCAATTCTTAGGAAATCACGGTAATGTTGATTTTGTTCCCAAACTGGTTGAAATTGCAACAGATTCTACATTACAAAATTATGGATCTTCCGAAAATACTTTTGCGGAAGGTGAAACTGTAATTGCACGTCATAATGGTAAAACTATTGGTTCTTTCAGATTAGCACAATCTAATCATAGAGAAGGAAGCTACACTACACCATCAAAAACATATGGATCAAATCCATATGTAAGATCAGAAGTGGTTCAATCTTCTTATAGTCAATCTTCTAAAGTTCTCAATATTGATATAGAATCTCTTACAAATAGATCTAATGAAAACTTCTATGGATATATTGTAAAAGGTGCAAAACTGATTGGACAAAGCAGTGGGGCAATTGCTTATGTTAAAGATAGAAGAATAGTCACCAATGAAAATGGTTTTGTTACAGGATCGTTCTTTATCAAAGATCCCAATAGAACTCCTGCACCAAATCCAAGAATAACAACTGGTGTTAAAACTTACACTATAACAAGTAGTTCTGAAAATAAAAAACCATTACCAGGAAGCAAACTTGGTTCAAATGGTAGTACAACATTTACTGCAACTGGAATTAAAGTTACAAGACAAATACAAAATCTTATTACAACTACAATAACCAGAGTTGTAAGAAGAGATCCGTTAGCACAATCATTTACAGTTGGTGGAAATATTGAAGCACCAAATTCATATAATCCTGCAAATGATAAAAAAGGTGTATTATTGACAAAAGTTGATTTGTTCTTTGGCAATAAAGCATCTGGAGATGATGCAATTGATGTGGAAATTAGAACTATGGAATTGGGGATTCCAACACTCACAAGAATAGGAGATGCAGTAACTTTAAATCCTTCAGAAATTGAGGTTTCTGATACTGGAGAAGTCGCCACGGAAGTAATTTTCCCAACTCCTATATTTTTACCTCCTGGACAAGAGTATGCATTGGTTCTAATTGCACCAACTACAGATGAGTATGAAGTTTGGACTGCAAAAATGGGTGAGAAGACGGTAAACACTCAAAATTTACCTGATGCCGAAGCAGTTAGATATTCTAAGCAATTTGCAATTGGAAGTCTGTTTAAATCTCAAAATGGATCTATTTGGACTCCTGCACAAGAATCTGACCTCAAATTCAAATTATATAAAGCAGAATTTACTCCAAATACACCTGGAATAGCACATTTTGGAAATACTCCAATATTACCAGATCAAACGAACACTACTTTAGTTTCTTTACCAAAAACTACTACTCTTGGAATTACAACTACAACAAATTCTTCTTTGATTAGTACGTTAAGTGTTGGTAGAAAAATTGCTGGAACTAATCCCGGAACATTTGGTCATATTGTTGGTACAGGAAGTTCTGTTGATACAATTTCAGTAACAGAGACTGGTGCAAATTATGTTTCTGATACAAGTGTAGACACTTACAATATTGTTGGACAAGGAAGTGGATTAAAGCTCAATATTACTGCTGCTGGTGGAGCAATATCAGGAACACCAGTTATTGTTGAAGAAGGTAATGGATATCAGGTTGGTGATGTTGTTGGTATTGTAACTAGTTCAGTATCCTCTGGAACTGGAAGAGATGCAACTATTACGATTGCATCTATTACTGGTGTTGATACTTTGTATCTTGGAAGTGTACAGGGTCAGTTTGATAGTGCTGTAGGATCAGGTCTGAGTTACTACAGTGGTGCTACAACCATTGTTTCTTTAGGATCGACTCAAGTACTGAGTAATAATGAAGGGACTGATTT